GCGGTACATGCTGCCGGCCGACACCGGGCCGCCGTACTGCCGCGCGCCGGCCAGGGGCGCCGATGCCACGGCAGGTGAGCCAATGGCGGCCGCCTGCGCGGCGGCGGCAGCGGCGGCCGCAGGCGCCAGGCCTGGGCCGATGACGGGAATCGCAGCCGTTGCCGCGAATGCGTTTTGTGCGGCCATCGCCGACATGCCGGCCACCTGCGCGCCCACGCTGGCGGCATAGGCCGCGCCGTTCGCTGCGCCGCGCGCCTTGTCGGCCGCGGCCAGGGTGTCCGTGAGAAGGGCGTTCTTCACCTGCTGCACGCCGAACTGCACTAGTGCGCCGACCGCTTCGTTCAGCACCGTCTGCCCCAGCGCGCGCATGGCGTCGGCGGCAGTGGTGGTGCCCTGCAGCAGGCCGACGATGGCGCTCGTCGCGGTGCCCTTCAGCGCGTTGAGGGAGTCGACGAGGAAGGCCTGCGCCTCGCCCTGAGTGCGGAACGACTGTTCGGCCAGTGCCAGGCGCTGTGCCTCGTACTCGCGGGTGATCTGCGTGCGTGCGGCCTGGGCCTGCTGCGTGGCGTCGATGCCGGCCTGCGCCATCATCAGCTCGTACTCGCGCACGATGCCGAGCTTCGCCGCGTACTCGTCGCGCAGGGCCGCCACGGGGTTCACGGCCCGGGTCAGTGATGCGGCGTACTCGATGGCGGCTCGGCGCGCGTCGGCCTGGCGCTTGAGCTCGGCCTCTTCGTCCTTCGCCTGCTTCGCACGTTGGTCGGCCGCCTCTTCCGAGGCCTTCATCTCGCGCTGCAGCCATTCGTCGAGCAGGGCGACGCGGTCGTTCAGGTAACGCTGCTGGATGGCCAGGCGCGCCTTCGCATAGGTCTCGGCGTTCGCCTTGTCCTTCTGGGCGCGGGCGTCGTTGTCCGCGAGGGCCTTGTCCTCTTCGGCGTCGATCTTCGCCAGGCCTTGCTTCGTGTCGGCCTGCAGCCCCAGCAGGTATTCCTGGGCGGCCATGCGGCGCTGCTGAAACTGCTCGCGCTCGCGTGCCGCCTTCGGGTCCGGCTTGCCGCCTGGTGCCTTCAGCGTGCTGCCGGTGCCGCCGCGTGCGCGGCGGTCCATGGGGTCGCTGCCGTCCGTGCCAGTGTCGAGCGCCGCCCAGCGCTGCCGCATGTTGGATCCGATGTAGGGGCGCTCGGCCAGCTGCTGCATGTCGGCCCGCATATCGCTCACGATGCTGCCCACCCGACTTGCGCCGCTCAGGCCGCTGGCGAACTCGGTCACGGCGGCGGCGACCCCGCCGATGCCGCGGCCCATGATCTGGACGTACCGCACGACGAAGTCGGCAGCGTCGGCCACGTAGCTGAAGGCGGTCGCGGTGGCGCGTGCCCACGTCTGCACGGTGTTGGATCGGCCGAGGCGGTCCGACTCGGTGGTGACGTTCAGCAGGCTCGTGGCCAGTGCGTCGAAGGCCTCTCCCGCGCCGGTGGCGGCGCCGGTCATCGCGGCGCTCGTGCCGGTCAGCGTGTCGCCGGCTTCAGCGGCGCGGCGCAGCTGGTCGAGCAGTGCACCCATGGCGGCGTCGAGCGTGCGGGGCAGCTTCTTGAAATCGGCTTCGATCTGCCCGGCCGCCTTGCCCAGCGCCGTGGTGACGACATCGGCCGTGAGCTTGCCTTCTTCGCCGAGTTTCTTCAGCGCCCCGACAGGCACGCCGATGCCGTCCGCCAGCTGCCGCATGAGATACGGCGCGTTTTCCAGCAGGCTGCGGAGCTCGTCACCTTGCAGCGCACCGGACCCCAGGGCCTGCCCGAACTGTGTCATCGCACTGCCGGCCTCGGCGGCACTGGCGCCGCTCACCTTGATGGCCATGCCCAGCAGGTCGGTGATGCGCAGCGTGTCTTGCTGCGTGCCGCCCATCTGCATGATCGAGCTGTTCAGGCGGGTGAACACCTGCACGCTGTCGGCGAGCGCGGTCTGCGTGCGCACGCTGATGCGCGCCAGCGCGTTCATCGCCTCGGCGCCGCGCTCGATGCTGCCGGCGGCCACCTCGACCCGGGCCGACAGCAGGCGCATGTCGTCGGCGACCTGCGCCATCTTGATGAGGGCCAGCGCGGCGGCCAGGGCCTTGACCGCCAGCGCCACGGCGCCCATGCGGAACTCGACGCCGCGGAGCGCGCTGTCGGCCTGGCGGCTCTCGCGCACCATCTTCGAGGTGTCGAGGTCTACCTCGTAGAACACCCCACCTACGTTGAGACCACCCGGGCTATTCACCGCGCCGCTCCTTCAGCCGCTTCATCGCCGCCTCGTACTCGGCCCGGGTGGGCACGTTCTTGCCCTTCGCGGCGCCTTCCTGCGGCGGGAACTTCACGGCCATGAGCTGCTGCAGCTCGGTCATCGACAGCGCCGCCGCCTCGTCGTGCGACATGCCCAGGTGCACGCGCCCGAGGGCGATGAACTGCGAGGCGTCGAAGCGGTTGCTGTAGCTGCCGCCGTCGCTGGCCGCGGCCGGGTCAGGCTTGCCGCAGACGCCGTGCCGCATCAGGTGCCGGGCCAGGATCAGCTGCTCACTGGCCGGCATCTCGCCGCCGTGCTCGCCGTTGTCGTCGTCGAGCCAGCCGATCAGCTCGCTGGCGTCGTCCTGGTCGCACAGCACCGCCAGCACCTCGCGCGCCACGCGGGCAGCACGCGGGCCGTGCAGCGCCGCGTACACCTCGACGACGCCCTCCGGCGTGCCCAGCTCAGCGACGCGGCCGATGCTGGGCGTGAAGGTCCACTCGCGCCCGTCAGGCAGCTGCGCGCGGACGAAGCCGTGCTCGACCAGCATGCCCGGGCGCTGGCCGGCGTTCAGATGTTGAAGAGCTGCAGCGACGCGCCCAGCGCGCCGGTGAGCGTCACCACGCCCTGGCAGTAGTCGCTGATCGTCGACAGCACGACAGCCCGGGTCTCGCCGGCGGCCAGCGGGATGTTGAGGCCCGCCACGACACTGACCGAGCCGAGGCCAGGCTTCAGCACCGCGGTCACGCCGTCGCCGTCGATGTTCAGCGTCAGCGCACCCGCGGTGCCGTTGCGCACCACGAGCAGCTGCTTGAAGCGCGGGTCGAAGGTGATCGTGTCGCTGGCGGTCAGCGTGGTCGGCGTCGCCAGGAAGGGGCCGAGCGGGCGGGCGTTGATGGCGTTGATGGCAGGCATGTCGAGTGCTCCTGTTCAGTGCTGGCGGTCAGGCGGCCGTGTAGACAACGTTGCCGTTGCTCTGGGCGGTCAGGCTCCAGGTGCACTCGGAGTCGTACGGGTTGGCGCTTTCCCAGGTCGACACGATGAACGGGCCGACGTAGGCGCTGCCGTCCGGGAAGGTCAGGCGGAACCAAGCCTTGGGCTGATTGGCCGTGCCGGAGCCGGGGCTAACGACGTGGGCGTTCAGCACCTTCTGGTTGTAGGCGGCGTCGTCGTAGCTCACGCCGTCGCCGCTGAACTCCACGCTCTTGAAGGTCACCAGCGACGTGCGCGTGAAACCGGGGCTCTGGTCGGCGGTCGTGTCGGCCGTGTCCCAGCTGGTGCTGATGCCCTTCGCGCGCATCATGCCGAGCCGCAGCCAGGACAGGGAGCCGACGGCGGCGAGCTCGTCAGCGATGGCGAACTCGGCGATGACGTCGCGGCCGGTGAATGCGGGCATGGTCTCTCTCCTCTGCGGTCAGACAGGTGCGGTTTCGGTGATCGCCGCGATGGCGACCGAAGAAAGGGGCCGCCCTTCGGCGGTGGTGGTGAAGCTGGGCTCGCTCGGGGCCAGGAACACAAGGCCGTCGACGGGCTCGCGCATGCGCTGGATGGCCGCTTCGACGAGGGCCGCGGTCTGCGTGGCGTCGCCGTCCTTCAGGCCCATGAGGTCGAGCGTGAACTGCGGCCGGCGCACGCGATCGCCGCTGCTGCCGCCGGCCGGGCGGATCACCGCGTAGCGCAGCATCGGGTCAGGTGCGCCGGCCACGCGGCCGAACGACAGCACGACGCCGGGCAGCACCGGGCGAATGGCGTCGGCGATGCGGCCGGCGATCACGCTCACAGCCGCATCCCCCGGCGCAGCGCCTGCTCGACCAGCGGCTTGGCCTGCTCGGCGCCCTTGCGCAGAAACTCGGGCTCACCGCTCGGGCCCCAGACGACGCCCTTGCCGCTCGGGCGCGGCGTGTTCGTGCCGAGCATCGTGCCGGGCGCCTCGTGCACCGCGGCAGCGTATTCGGCCGTGTAGCCGATGCGGCCGGTCACGCGGGTGCCCTGCTGCTGCACGTCGCGGTACTGCGAGTTGATGAGGTTCGAGGTCTCGCGCGGCGTCATGCCCGCGGCCTCGCTGCCGATCGGGATCAGCATCGTCAGCACCGTGCGCTGGGCGCGGGCCTGCGTCGCCGTCAGAAACTGCGGCATGCGGTTGACCACGCGGACACGGTTGCGATCCATGCCGGGCATGCTAGGAACAGGCCGCCGCGGGCCTGCCTGCCGTCAGGTGGCGATGCGGAAGTCCGGGTCGCCCTCGGCGCGGAACGTGTCGGCGAACTTGCCGATGGCGCGCACCTCCTCGGCACCGGCCGCGAAAGGATCGGCCACGCTCGACGAGCCGATCTTCACCATGTCGCCCTGCTTGATGCCCGGCAGCGACGTGTAGATCAGCAGCTTCGAGGTGAACTCCTCGCCGCTGGCCGACCGCATGCGCACGTCGTCCTCGGCGTAGTCGCAGAGGAACAGCGCCGGGGCGCCGTGCGTGACAGCGCCGGTCCACTCGTCGCGGCCGGTCAGCGGCCAGAGGGTGGCGGTCTGCTTGTACGACCAGCTGGCCGAGGTCGTGGGCTGCGGCAGGTAGGAGCCGGGCGGCACGGTGGTGGCGATCATGATCGTGCCCGGGTCGCCAGCCAGCACCCGGCCAGTGCCGGACTCGTACAGCGCATAGGTGGCGCTCGACGGGTTCGGCCCCTCGTAGCTGCCGTTCGGGTACAGAACGAAGGCCGGCGAGTTGCGGGTCAGCAGGACCGGCACGTAGCGCAGGCCCGGCGTCAGGCCGTCGTTGAACAGCGCGCCGGGGCCGTGCGTGCCGGTCGCCGTCTCGGCCAGGATCTGCGAGCCCAGCAGGCCCCACTCCGGCGGCCCGGCGATCTCGAGCCCGGCGCTGATGCCGACCGGGATCGGGCTGAGCAGGTTGCGGTCCATCAGCTCACCGTGACGAGGCGGAACCGCACGCCCTGGATCGTGGCGCCCGTGCTCGGGAAGAAGCCGAAGACCGCATAGGTGCCTGCGGCCAGCCCGGTGAGCGTGATCTCACCCGTCGTCGCGTCGGTCGTGCCCGTGGCGATGGTGCGAACCCCGGTGCCCAGCGCCTCGATGCTGGTGAAGGGCTCGACGACCATTCGCGTGGTCTGGCCACTGCGGCGGGTGCTGCCGGTGGCGTCGGTGGCCACGGCGGGCAGCGTGGGGCCGGAGGGCGGCGGGGGCGGCGGAGGTGGGGGCGGCGCTGCGTTGACCGTCAGCGTGGCATTGGAGCTCGTGGCAGCCGGCGCCGTGTCGCCCGTGACGACGACGCTGAACACGGCGCCGTTGTCGCCGAGCACGGTGCTCAGGCTGTAGCTGCTCGACGTGGCGCCGCTGATGGGCGTGCCGTTGCGGCGCCACTGGTACGTGAGGCCCGAGCCGGTGGCGGTGACGCTGAAGGTGGCCGTGGCGCCAGCCGTGACCGTTTGGGACGCCGGCTGCACGGTGATGGTCGGCGCGGTGCCGCTGGCGCTGGTGGTGTAGCTGCCCGAGCTGACCACGTTTGAGCCCGGCTGCGCCATGTGGGTGCGGTACGCCGTGGCCGCCGTGAGGCCGACGATGCCGCGCGTGGGCGTCGTGCCGCCTGTGGTCTGGCTGACCGTTGCGCCGCTGGCGATCAGCGCCGCGGCATCGGCCGGGGCGGCGGTGGCGGCCGGCAACGTGAGGAAGTAGGCCGGGAAGGCAGCCGACACCGCGCGGTCGGTCGTGAAGCCTGCCGTGGCCGTGGCCGTGCCAGTAGCGGCGCCAGTGGGCGACGACAGCGTGGTGGCGGTGGACAGCGGGCCGACCGTGATGACGTTGCTCGGCCCCGACTGCACGATGTCGATGAACTGGTTGGCCGTGCCACCCAGCAGCGTGACCGAGCGCGACTGCCCGCCCGCCGTGGTCGACTGGCTTTCGCCCGTGGCGATGATCGTCGCCGACCCCGCCTGGCTGCCGCCCGTGCGCCGCAGGTAGTGCGTCGTGCCCGTCCCCGGCGTGTCGGTGGTGTGGGTGACGGTGGCCGCGGTGTTGCTGGTGACGGTGCCGGCGGGGCCGGTGATGACGGGGCCAGCGGGAGCGGTGCCCCGCACGACCATCGTGCCAACCTGCACAAAACCCCCGCCCGTGCTGAAGCCGGCCCCCGGATCGTCGCTGGCGGCGGCAAGCTCTCGGCTCGCAACCGCCACCCGGCCCCAATCGCCGCCGACGCTGTTTGCCGAAAGCTGATTCGCGGTGTAGTTAGCAGGCCAGCCGGTGTTGGCGGCTGAGACAGACGCCGCAGTTGCGTAGGCAGTAAAGAGGTTGTCGGCCGATCCCCACGCAGCCGTGATTGAAGGCGGGTTCCCGTCGCCGCTGAAGTCGTTGGTGACGGCAGATGCCTGAAGCGCTGCCAGCCCAAGGCCGGCCGGGTCGGTAATCTGCTCGACCAAAGCCGCAGCCGTGGTGCTTGAAATCGCTACGGTGAGCGCATCGGCGGCGGGTTGT